AAGTGCATCTGCAAATGCAAGTAGTGAAATGGCTAAAAAGTCGTTTGAAAAACGTATAATTGAGAAAAACCAGGAGTGGCACATTAAACACCAGGATCACGATCTATACGTTGTCATATTGAAAACTCCTCCGGCGTTTTCTGTGACAAAATTGCTGTGTAATACTTGCCGTGAACGCTGGATCTTATTCTTACGAAAAAACAAATAAGGAGTGATAATGGCTAAAAAGATGGAATTGGTTGGATGGATTATATTTGGTGTTTTTTGTTTTTGGTTTGCCTTAAAGTCGCTGGCTGATTTTAAGTCAGTGGCCGAGCAAGTCGAGGGGAGAATGGAAAGATACGGTATTTATCAAAACACTACACTCGAGGATGCTTGCCAGATCGGGCTGGATCGCCTGGATCACGGACTTAGCCGCGAGTCAACCGTCAGAGATCTCTTTGATCAAATTGGAGGACTATGAAAATGCGGACATTGAGGGAGAGGGGGAGAGATGAACCAGAACGAATATAACATCCAGGTCGCGATCGTTAATTGGATCCATGCGCAGTATCCCGGGATCCTCATGACAATATCGCCATCGGGGATGAAGTTGCCGATTGGAGTGGCCACTAAGCTCAAGCGCATGGGATACCGGGCTGGGACGCCGGATCTCTTGATCTTGGAGCCACGCGGAGGATTCCACGGACTGTTTATAGAATTAAAGTCAGATACCGGGAGGCTTTCTGATCACCAGGCAGAATTCCTGGAAGAATTAAACGCCAGGAAGTATCACTCGACGGTGTGTTACGGATTTATCGACGCTGAATCGACTATAAAAAGTTACATGAATTTACCGGAGGTCAAATGATCATCGCGAAATGTAAACAATGCAAGCGGATATTCAATACTCAGAAAAGTTGGGACCGGAAATATTGCAGTGAAGATTGTTATTTAATGAACATGGCTGGAAACCAAAACGCGAAAGGAATGAGATCTCACAACGTAGTTTGTATCGGGATATTTTGTCGCGGACATAAAAAATTTAAGTCCGCTGCGCATATCCACAAACACGGTTTATGTCGAGATTGCAAGGCTGCGATTAAAAACGCATTAAACACATTATAAAAAATAATACTTTGCACTTGATTTTGTTTATTTTATAAGTCATGGTGAAGTTGAGGCGCGGACCGTTCAACAATTCTCGTCTGAGCTAGGAGCGCTGATCACGCGCCTCAACAATCTATGACAGATAATAATCATAAACAATATTGGGACGGATCAAAAAATAAAGCGATCCGTTATTTTTTTTATAGTCAACGTGGTTTAGATCTTTTCAATAATTTCCGCTACATGTTTATGTTAATCTTTGGAGTTTATTACACTCTGAAATTAACGAATCCTCTCTGGCTGGTCGGCATGTTTGCTATTTCATTTCCACTGCTGTGCGCGTTTGGATGGATGCAAGTGCATCACATCGCCAAGGTCGTTGATTGGCTTAACATAGAATTCTCAACGTATTGGTCCAGGTATCAATTCGAGTTGCAAGAGCGTATTGTCAAGGCGCTTGAGAACATCGATGATAAAGTTGAAAGAAAGTGGAGTTGAACTTGATGAAAAAAAGCATTTTTGCTCGAGCCTCTGATATTTTTAAGATGTTTTTTATAATGATCATGTTTTTTGTGATCATTCATGTTTTGTGGTTTGCATCTTTTTTAATCTGGCCATGTATGCCAGGGGACGGACCGGTTGAATGCTCGCGTTCATCGCAATAACTATTATCTGTCTGGCTGTTTACTGGCGCACGATCTATTATTCCGCTGTTGTGGATGATATTGCGCTATTAGAAGGACGTAGAACTAGTAATTTACGGATCACTTTAAAGAACTTTATTTTCATGGTTCGTCAACGTCTTTATGGAGCCGGAACATTTGGGTTGTGGAAAGATTGCGATATGTGCCGGGGCAAGGGAGAGATTAAAATTGGACCAGATCCGGAACACGTCAAGATCGAAAAGTGTCCACGATGTAAGGGGGTTGGGAAATATAGCCATGTTAATCTTAAGGTTGAACATGGGTTTACGATATTTTTACACATATTGATTTGCAATTTGATATATCTTTCTTTAGGCCATAATCAAGTCTCACTTATTGCTGCCTTGCTTTACTCTGTTAATCCAACTAATACTCAAACATCGATCTGGATGAATGGCCGCAGATACGCTGTCAACATAGTTTTAATGCTGCTAATCGTTTTGATTGGTCCCAGGGGCCTGGGTTTATATCCCATGACTACCTTGTTTCAGATCAATGCCATATTTACTCCGGTCCTTTTAGGATCCTGGTGGTGGCTGGTGATCCCGGCCGAAGTTGCATTGAATAGGAAGCGGTTTGTTTCGTTTTATAATCATCGCATGTCAACAATCGTTAATGACGATATGAGAAAATGGCATTTCCCGGGCCGCGTGATCGTTGTGATCCGGACTGCTGGATTTTATATTTCTCAAATGGTTTGGCCCAGGCGCAACATGATGATCTACAAGTTTCTTCACGATTGGGGCATGACTGCCAAAGGCAATTCAGCGGCGTATGCGCTTGATCGCTATTTCTGGATCGGGACAGCCGCAATAGTTGGCAGCATAGCTGCCTCTTTCTTATTTAAGGGCCAGGATCTCTACTTCTTAGCGTTCCTGGTCCTTTCTCTTGGGCAGTGGTGCAACGTGCTTACAGCCACACAGACGGCGGCGGATCGGTATGTTTCCCTGGCCAATGTGTTTATGATGTATTTCCTGGCCAAGCTCATCACCTTAACTCCCTACACGCTACCGATCGCCGCTCTGTTTTTTGGCTATTATTTAAGTCAAATATTAAGTCATATTATTATGTATAAAGATATACAGACTTTTTACGATTATCATAATTTCTATGAGCCATCCAACGTGACGGCGCGCAAGTTTGAGATAAATTGGAAATTGAAGGCCCGGGATCCATTGGCGGCCTGGGATCTGATCCGCACCGGCCTGGTTTATAATCCAGAAGATTTTACGCTACTCTACCAAGCGGCTGTTTGTATGCAAGCCCTGGGTGATTATAAAAGCTCAGAGCAATATTTTGAACGCGCTGAAAAGAATCATTACATTAACCAGGAGCCGGTTTGGAGAGAGAATATCAATAAGCTACGCAATAGCAATCGCATGAATTTAAACGATAATATATTCTCTCCCCGGCCAAGTGGGGATAATGGAAAACACGGAATTGTTGATTTCGCGAGAAAAAGAAAATGACAGAGGTTTTACACAGTATTTTTAAATTATTGATTTATATTTATATATTCAGTTTTTGCTTTTTACTTATTCTTTATGTTAAGTTTAAAATATCAGAACAAAAAAACAAAATAGAAAATTATGAGAAGGAAATTATGAATTAATTTGCTCCAAGTCGCCCGGCCAGGTGACTGAGAAACCAACAATTCACAAGAAAGAGCTGATCTGCGCGCAGTGTAGATCGGCTCTTTTTGTTGGGAATGAAAGTGGTGAAAAAAATGAGAAAGAAACGCCCAATCGGTAGGCCCACAAAATATCGCCCGGATCTTTGCCAGGATATTATTGAATTCTTTTCTCGTCCGCTCTTAATTAAAAAGAATTTTAAGGAGTGGGTGGATGGTGAATTGAAAGTGATCGAGCGCCAGGTCCCCAACGCCACACCTTATCTTATTGATTGGATCATGAAACATCACCTAAGTCATGATACTCCAAATAATTGGAGTAAAATTCATCCGGAGTTTTTAGGCGCCTTAAATACTGCAAAGATGATCCAAGAGAAATTCTTAGCTGAATTGGCAATCAAAGGTGAGCATAACGCATTTATGACATTCCAGGCATTAAAGAATATTTCCGGATGGCGTGATAAACATGAAGTCGAAAGCACTAGCAAGTCTGAAGTCAAGATAACTGTTAAGCATATTGACTTAACTGATCGGATCAATTTACTGATGGGAGATCGTTCGTGCGTTGTTCGCAATTAACCAGGATCCAGGCCAAAGCTCTTTATGATCAAGTGCTGAAAGATAATGATACAGCAACTATGCGCCAGCTTGCCCGGGAGGATCTATTCTTTCTGGTCCTGGTTGTATTTAAGCGATTGGATATTGATAACGATTGGCTGTATGAGCGCTGCCGTGAAGTTGAAGCGAATCCGGACGGATACCTGGATCTCTGGGCGCGTGAGCATTACAAGTCAACGATCATCACATACGCATTAACGATCCAGGACATACTGAAGAATCCGGAGGAAACGATTGGGATATTCAGTCACACCAAGCCGATTGCAAAATCATTCTTGAGTCAGATCAAGCGCGAGCTTGAAGCAAACGAATTCTTGCAAGATCTATTTCCAGAGATCTTGTATAAGAAGCCGCAGACTGAATCACCATGCTGGTCAGAGGATAAGGGCTTAATTGTGAAAAGAGTAACGAATCCCAATGCTTGCACTCTTGAATCATGGGGATTGGTTGATGGCCAGCCAACTAGCCGGCATTTCTCAATTATGGTTTATGACGACGTTGTGACTCTTGAATCAGTTACGACTCCGGAGCAGATCGAGAAGGTTACGAATGCCTGGGCCATGAGCAGCAATCTTGAAGGATCGAATTGCCGCAAGAGGCATATTGGCACACGATACCATGCCAATGATACATATCGCACGATCATGGAGCGCAAGTCAGCGATCCCCAGGATCCATGCTGCAACATTCAGTGGATCATATCCTGGCCAGCCGGTGCTATTGAGCCCGGAGAATTTGGATCGCAAGCGCGCTGATCAAGGGCCGTATATCTTCAGTTGCCAGATGCTTCAAGATCCGATGCAAGATTCAGCTATGGGTTTCAAAGAAGAATGGCTCATGTATTACAATGAATTAAAGAATTTCAGCAAATGGAATTATTACATTATATGCGATCCAGCGTCGGAGAAGAAGAAAACAAGTGATTACAGTGTGTTAAGTGTTATTGGACTAGCCTCGGATAAAAACTATTATCTCGTCGATGGCATTCGTGATCGTATCAATCTCACTGAGCGCACCAAGGCACTGTTTAAGTTTGTGCGCAAGTGGAAGCCCACGATGGTTGGGTACGAGAAGTATGGTATGCAATCAGACATCGAGCATATCCGATATGTGCAAGAGCAAGAAGGATACAGATTCAATATCATCGAGCTTGGTGGCATGATGCCAAAGAATGATCGCATACGCAGATTGGTCCCGATCTATGAGCAGCATCGATTCTTCATGCCTCATCGATTGGTGTTCACAACGGCTGAAGGCAAAATCGCTGATTTCATACATGAATTCAAGAATCATGAATACTTATCATTCCCGGTCTGCGTTCATGACGACATGCTGGATTGCATGTCCAGGATCCTGGATCCGGATCTCATGGCAGTATTTCCAAAAGAGGACGGATCATTCTTAGCTACGATCAATATGCAGATCCCTAAGAAGTATGATCCATTGAAACTAAACGCTAATCAATCAAATACACAATACGATCCATTGTCATTGGTTAATTCATGAGATCTGAAAAAGAAAAAATATCGAGAAAGCGATGGGACGAAATAAACATTGATAAAGTGCGTCTAGCAAAGAGGAAGTGGTATTACAAACATCGCGAGAGAATTTTATCTTATAGAAAAGAATACAATCCGATTCGCAATATTGTGTTGAGAGATCGTCGGAGGAAAAATCCTTTGAAAGTGCATGTTGATAATCACAATCGCAGACTGCTCACGAAGGATTTAACTGTTTCTGTTATTCAAAGAGTTTATGAGGATAACATAAAACTATATGGAACATTGACGTGTTATTTGTGTGAAAAACAAATACCATTCGGAAAAGATAATTTGGAACACAAAACACCAATTTCTCGAGGGGGAACTAATTATTATGAAAATCTTGGCGTGTCATGCCAAGCATGTAATTGTTCTAAACATAATAAAACTGATAAAGAATTTATTCAATGGAGGGAGGCCAAATGTTAAAAATGATTATGAATAATCGAGGATGTTTTGGAGGAGGAAAAGCACCAGCAGCACCAGCGCCGCCACCACCGGCACCGACACCGGTTGCCGAGCAAAGCAATACTAATTTAAACTCAGTCCGTGAACGTATGAAGAAAATGATGCGAGCTGGATTAGCCAGCACGATTAAGACACGTCAAGGAATATCCGGATCGCTTGTTGGCTCTAGCAATCAGTCCGGTAAACAGAATTTAGGGACATAGCATGGCATCAGATAGCCAGACAAACATTGAATTCAATAAGCGATGGAATGCTATGCGCTTTGAGGCATATAACGGCTGGATGTCCTCATGGCAAGCATTACAGACTTATATCAATCAGAAGCGCGGATGGTTTGAGAGCCAGGCCAATCGCGGCCAGATGATTGATCATAAGACGCTATTAGACAGCCATGCGACACAAGCTAACCGGATCCTGGCCTCTGGGTTATTGTCTGGAATGACAAGTCCCAGCCGGCCATGGTTTAGGTTGACATTGGATGATGTGACGCTGGATGCTGCACCCAATGTCAGAGCATGGCTGGATGAAACACAGCGCCGCATGGTTGAGGTCCTCAACAAGTCAAACATATACAGCGCATTCTATAATGCCTATGAGGAGCTTGGCCAATTCGGGACAGCGTGTTATTTGATCCTGGATGATTTTCATTCAGTGATCAGATGCCGCAACTTCACTGCCGGTGAATATTATCTTGGCCTGGATTCAAGAGGGCGAGTCAATTCGTTCGCCAGGTATTTCTGGATGAATGTTGGGCAGCTCGTCCAAGAGTTTGGTCTTGAGAATTGCACTAAGCAGACTCAATCGATGTTTCAGCAGAATCAAGTCGATACTTGGGTCAAGGTGCAGCAGTTGATTGAGCCAAATGAATCAAGGATCCCGGACAAATCAGATTTCAAGAATATGCCATATCGATCAGCATATTGGGAATTTGGTAATGGCCAGGATCAGTTTCTTGATAAGCGCGGCTTTATTCGTTTCCCGGTGATTGCACCACGATGGGAAACGATCACTACTGATCAAGTCTATGGTGTTGGTCCTGGATGGTATGCCCTGGGAAATATCAAGCAGTTGCAAAAGACAACGCTGGACAAATTACTTGCCCAGGAGAAATTACATAATCCGCCAATGGTCAAGGATGCCAGCGTCGAAGGACATGTCAATCTATTGCCAGGTGGAGTGACAACGATCAGTGGATCAGTGCCTAACAGTGGTCCCCGGGCATCGTATCAGATCGATCCCAAGCTCGAGTCGTTCATTGAAATGATCAATCATTTATATGATACGATCGACAAAGATTACTATGTGAATCTTTTCTTGATGTTGATGAATGTTGATCGCACCAATATGACAGCGACGGAAGTTGCCGAGCGTCAACAAGAGAAGATCATGATGATGGGTCCGGTCCTCTATAAGATCCAAGAGGAGTTATTGGATCCAACAATGGAGATCGTGTTTGAGAATATGGCAGCAGCCGGGTTGATCCCGGAGCCGCCAGCCGAGATCCAGGGCATGAATCTTAAAGTCAAGTATGTATCGATCTTAGCCCAGGCGCAGCAATCCCTGGGAGTTGAGCAGATCAATCGCGTTGTTGGGTTTGTTGGCCAGAGTGCTGCGGTCAATCCAGACATCATTGATGTGATTGATTGGGATGAAGCAGCGCGTGAAGTCGGCAAACTCGAAGGAACGCCGTCAAAGATCTTCCGTGATAAAGCGGATGTCGATGCGATCCGGGCGCAGAAACAGCAGATGCAGCAAGCTACGATGGCGGCCCAGGTCGCCAACTCTGGCGCTGATACTGCACAGAAATTAGGTAATGCGGACATGGAAGGGGACAACGCATTAACACGAATGGCGTCAGCCATGCCTAAACGATGATCGATATTATTGTATTTATATTATTGGCATCTTTTTAATTTGGGTTGTCAAATTACATGACTGCTTTAGAAGATAAAGATAAACGCAAAAGGGACCGGGAGTTAAACGATATTCGCAAGAGTGCTGCGAATGTTGAGGTCCGTAGGCTATTGTGGAGGATACTTGAGAAGGCTAGGACACATCATATATCGTTCACGGCTGGGATGCCGGATCTTACTGCCTTTAATGAGGGATCCCGAAATGTTGGTAATTGGCTATGGATGGAGATCTTAGAGGCAGATCCAGGACTATATGCTCAAATGCAGCGAGAGCATAAGTCAGAAGCCAAGCGTGAAGAATTTGAAGAAGAAGAAAAAGACAAGAAAAGGGATATCTTAACAACAGCGGACGCCGGGGCCAGCCGGTAACGGATCGCCCACGGAGTCAAGGAGAATCAAATGGCTGATGAAACAATGGTCACAACAGCATCACCAGCAGACACGATCGCAGCAACCGCAGCGACTACGCCGGCAGTAGGCAAGCCGGCCGACGCCGTAGCCGATGCAGCTAAGTCAGTTGATGAAGCTGAAGAAGTTGAAACAGCACTAGCAGCAAAGGAAGAAGCAGCAAAGGAAGAAAAGAAAGATGGAATCGCACCACCGGCAAAGATCGTGCCGGAGAAGTATGAGATCAAAGCCCCAGAAGGATTAACGATCGATGATAAGGCCATGGAGAAATTTACTCCGGTCTTTAAGGAATTGGGATTGAGCCAGGTCGATGCGCAAAAGTTGGTTGATGCGTATGCTCCATATATGAAAGAGATCATGGAGGCAAGGCAACAAGAGAATCTCAAAGTCTTTAAGGACATGGTGGCTGAATGGGGTGAGAGTGCTAAGAAAGAGCAAGGCGCGGACTATTCAAAGAAATTGTCCGTTGCTGCGAAGCTCACGGATAAATTCGGAGATCCGGAGTTTCGTGAAATGCTTAATGAAACCGGAGTCGGAAATCATCCGGCGATGATCAGATTCATGATCAAAGTCGGAAATCAATTCGCCCAGGATAGTTTAGCGGATTCTGGGATGAAGAAATCTGATGATGGTTTAGAAGCAGCAGCAAAGAAATTGTTCCCAACAATGAATCAATAAAAGGAGATTAAATATGGGTGCTTTAACTGATTATTGGCCCACACTGCTTGATGTGGCGCGGAGAATGGATCCTAACGGAAGTGTCGCGACAGTCGCAGAGATCTTGACTACATACAACGAGATCTTAGACGATATTCCGTGGGTCGAAGGAAATCTCCCTACCGGACACCAAACGACTGTCCGGACAAGCAATCCCACGCCGACGTTTCGTTTATTGAACCAAGGCGTTGTCCCAACCAAGTCGTCAACCGGCCAGATCGTTGATACTTGTGCAATCATCGAAGCTCGTAGCCATATCGATAAAGACGTTGCTATGCTTAACGGCAACAGTGCGGCATTCCGACTTTCTGAGGATAAGGGTATTATCCAAGGGATGTCGGATTCGCTCGCCACAGCTTTATTTGAAGGCGACGTTTCAGTTAATCCAGAACAATTCAACGGATTAGCAACACGGTATTATGGTATTACTACATCCGCATGTCCGACAACTTATACCAACGTCATCGATGGTGGCGGAACTGGATCGGATAATACATCGATCTGGCTCGTCTGCTGGTCCCCGGATAAAGTTTTTGGTATTTATCCGAAAGGCAGCCAAGCTGGTCTACAAAATCGCGATTTAGGCGAACAATCGATCGTCGATCCGAATACTTCCGGCGCATATTTTCAAGCGCTCGTTTCTTGGTATCAGTGGAAGTGCGGTCTTTGCATTCGTGATTGGAGATATGTTTCTCGTATTTGCAGTATTGATATCTCTGATCTCGAAACTGCAAGTGATACAAGCGATACATCTACTAATCTTTTGAAAAAGATGAGTATCGCAATCGATAAGATTCCAGGCATGGGCGGAACTAAACCGGTGTTTTATATGAATAGCCGTGTTATGTCAATGCTCAGGATCAAGATGCAAGATAAGAGCAACGTCCAGCTCCGTTTGGATGAAATGAAGAATAACAGCGTCGAGCGTTTCAAGATGGGAACCTTAACATTCCAGGGTATTCCTTGTCGTAGATGTGACGCTCTTGGAGTTGCTGAATCCGACATCACTGCTTAATCGGAATGTTAAGTTGTTTTACATTAAACAAAGGAAAAAAGGAGATAATCAATGTTACTTGATGCTACTTTACTGCTTGCCGATACAACGACTGTGACAACGGCAGCGGCATCGACTAGTTATATCGACTGCCAAGCCAAAGGGAACGACTATAAGGGTTCCATATTTGTCGCACAAGTTGAAACAACGGCATTCACAGCTCACGCTGGCGCGCCGCAAGCGCAATTCAAACTTCAAACTGCGGACGATACTTCGTTTGCAACGAATTTGGAAACGCTATGTCAATCGAATACTTATGTTGCCGCGTCATTAACGGCAAGTAAGATTATTTGTGCGCTTCCTATTCCGTCCGGAGCAAGACGATATATTCGCGGATATTATGATATCCCGAATTATGCTGGTGGAACTGTTGATTTCGCAACATGTTCATACAGCATGTATATCGTTCATGACGCTGATCGTTTAATCAGTGGTGGACAATAAGGAGATAACCAATGAAGCAGTATAAAGTCATTAGGGACTGCTGGGGGTTTATGTTAAGACCGTGGAAAGTTGGGCAGATCGTTGATTTACCAGACGACGCCAATCCACCACATCATTTTGAGTTAATCGCTACTACTGAGGACGGTGTGCTATCCGCTCCGAAAGTTGAAGAAGTAGCTCAAGAGAAGCCGAACCAGAGGGATGTGATGGCTCCCAGGGCATTTACTCCTGGCCAGCCGGTTAAACCGGTTGGTGGATTTGCAGCCAAAATTGACAATACTGCTCCAAAGCAACTTGAAACGGCAGCGCAAGCGTATCAGAAACGCGGCCGATCAAAGAAGGTGTAATGATTGGGGCGCCGGGGTAACTCGGCGCTCCATATCTTAAATAAAGGTGGATCCATGGCTAACTCAATTCTGGGAATATATAATCTAGCCCTGCAACATTTAGGAATGAAAAAGATCTCATCCTTAGTCGGAACTGATCCGTCAACTGTAGCTCTAAACAATTATTATGCACCATGTCGGGATGATGTTTTCCGAGAATTAAAATGGCCGTTTGCAACAGTCCAGGCAACATTAAACGAGTCTGCTATAACTGTTCCTCTGGATTGGTCTTATGCCTACGATCATCCCACACAAAATTGTGCGGCAATATGGTGTGTTTTTAATGAGGCAACATATCTCGATAAAGACGATCAAGATTATCAGATACTTTATGATCCAACTACGGCATCAAAATTTATCTGCTCTAATCTTGAAGATGCTTACTATGAATACACATACATTGTCGAAGATCCGACTATTTGGGATGCAAAATTTTATTTAGCTTTATCGTATAAACTTGCTGCCGCAACAGCCCATGTCCTACTTGGTGATGCTGAGAAAGGACTCAAGCTCATGGAGGCATATAACGGAATACTGGCTGAAGCCAAAAGGATCTCAGCGTATGAAAAACTGAGGAAACCTAACCAGGACTCATCTTATCAAAATTCGCGTGGCTGACGATTTCACGAATCGTCCGGTTATTGGACTGTGAGGAGTTTTATGAAATTTTCTATGTTCTTTATCGTTAGCCATAAGGACAAGATTACAAATTCTATTGTCTTGTCTATTCCCATTTATGTGGTGAACAACTTTTTCATCAATTATTGTAAAGGAAAAAAATATGCCACCACTATCAGTGATACAGCCGAGCTTTTCTGGGGGAGAATATAGTCCTGCGCTTTTTAGCCGTGTCGATATATCGAAGTATTCTACCGGACTTCGCAAGTGTCGCAATTTTATTATTCATCCTCACGGTGGAGCCAGCAACCGGCCAGGCACTAAATTCGTTGCTCGAACAAAATACAACGATAAGAAGTGTCGAGTCGTTCGTTTCGTTTATTCTACTGACGAATCTTACGTTTTAGAATTCGGAGATTATTACGTCCGGTTCTTTACTGATCAATCTCCTCTCCTGGCTCAGAATGTAGAGGCATGGAGCGCAAGTATAAACTATGCCTCAAATGATTTCGTAACATATAGCGCTGCTACATATATGTCGATCCTGGATAATAATCTAAGCCAGAATCCGGCAAGCGCTACAACGTATTGGACCGAACAAGAAGAATACGAGATCACCAGTCCTTACCCAGAAGATGATCTAGCAAAACTAAGATTTGAATCTTCTGCGGACGTTATATATATCACTCACCCAGACTATCAAACACGAACATTAACTAGATATGGATATGCCGATTGGGAATTTGCTCTTTACTCATCGGATGATGGTCCGTTCATGCCTGAAAATATAAATGATGCTATGACAATGGATCCTAGCGCACTCACTGGACAGATAACAGTAACATCGGCTGGACCTTATTTTGATTCTGATATGGTCGGTAATTTATTTAAGTTGAGGCATTATATAGAGGGCCAGATCGCCCAACAGTCATTTTCCGGAACGGGACAAACTTCCGGAATTAAATGTTTTACAACCTGGCGTCTATTAACGCATGGAGAATGGACCGGAACACTGCAAATTGAATTATCAGCCGACGATGGATCTACCTGGAATGTTATTCGTGGATTTTCATCTAAAGATGATTTCAATGTAAATACTTATGGAACAGAAGATATCACAATCTACGATGGTCCGTTTCTTGTGAGGGTAAACGTGACATCTTACACTAGCGGATCGATTGAGGTAGATCTTTCGACTGATCCTTTCTACCAAGAAGGTATCGTCCGGACAATAACATATAACAGTTCAACCTCAATGACGGCTGATGTTATCAAAGAGATCGGATCAACTGATGCAACGGCAGAATGGTCAGAAGGAGCTTGGAGTGACTATCGCGGATGGCCGGCAGTAGCTCGATTTTTCCAAGATCGGCTATGTTTCTCCGGGACATATACCGAGCCGATGACAACCTGGATGACTCAAATCGGTAATTATATAAGTTTCATCAGACATAACCCATTACTCGATGATGATGGGATCACTGCTAATCTACCAAGCCGGCAACTAAACGCAATCAATGGCCTTATTGCATTCAAGAAACTAATAGCATTAACATCGGCATCTGAATGGACGATTGGGGCCGTTTCCGGAACAGCACTAACTCCTAGCACAACTGAACAGAGTGTTGAGGGATACCGTGGATCTTGGGGTCTGGATCCGGCTATGGTTGGGAATGAATGTATTTATGTCCAGGCGAATTCAAAAGTTATTAGAAACCTCCAGTATCAACTATCTACAGATGGCTTTGCCGGGAATGATCTCAATATCCTAGCCAGGCATCTGTTTGAACGATATACCATCGTTGATATCGCATACCAGCAAGATCCGGACTCAGTGGTGTGGTTTTTAAGAAATGATGGGAAATTGCTTGGTATGACGTATGTCCCAGAGCAAGAAGTGATCGCCTGGCATTGGCACGATACCGGGGGCGGAGATAATCCGGTTGGCGTGATTGAGTCAATCTGCACGATCCCGGGCCTTGGGTATGACGAGTTGTGGATGTCAGTCAAGCGCGGAGATTACCGGTTTATAGAACGCATGAGCCAGCGGATCGTTAGCGCGACATGCGATTCCGGGTTACAAGCCAGAGTCGAGAATTCGTATTTCGTTGATAATGGAGTTACGTTCGGAGAAACTCCTATCCGTATCACTGCGATTGATTCCTTAACCAGAATAGTTACTGCGGCAAGTCACGGATTCACAAATAACCAAACAGTCCGCCTGGATAACTTAACTGATCCAGGGGTAACAACCTTGAATGGAACGAGCTGGATTATCGGAAGCGTAACAACTAACCAATTTATTTTAGTAACGGAGGTTTAAGATGAAGCGAATGATCAGACTTATGGCTATGGGTGGATATATTGATCAGATCCAATGCCCTAATCCGGACTGCGCGGAGATCCTGGATATCCCGGAAACGGCTGATCCCAGGGATCGCGGACGAAAGAAAGTATTCTCTTGCCTGGGATGTAATGAAGAAGTTGTATTCATGACTCTGGGACCGATCCGCATGGATCCGGATAGTAAAGCAAAGAAATCTATTGCTAAATTTGCTAAACAAGAAAAAGAGAAACTTAAATAATGGCTGCTCCGAGTAACAACAATTTTATTAGTGCCATACAACTTTCCGGGACATCATTCTCTCAGAGTGGAACTAATGTAGAGGCAACAGAACAAAGTGGCGAGCGATCCGGCCAATATAATTCTGTTTGGTATTATTGGGAAGCACCGGCCACCGGTTATTTGGTCCTTAGTATAGGTGAAACATCATGGTGGGGTAAAATTAATGTATATATAGGAACGTCATTATCAACTTTAAATTTCGTTAATGGTGGAGGCAATAATTTAAGTTTTGAAGTAACTTCTGGGACAGTTTATCGAATAGCAGTTTATTCTTTTTTTGATGTTCAACCACCATCAATGGCTTGGGCTTCCATCACCGGAACATTTACTCTAACCGGGACATATTATTCCGGTGAAATTATTCACATAACTGACTCCACCGGTTTGAGAAATATAGAAAACTTGATGTCTGGGGTATACGTTCTTGACAATGACATAGATTTGGACGGAATAGATTGGGCTCCGATTGGGGCTGGAAAAACAACAGTAGAATTCACCGGCATTTTTGATGGTCAAGGATATACGATAAGAAACATGACTTGCTCGGCGGCTACTGCCGCAATCGATTGCTAAATTTGCTAAACAAGAAAAAGAGAAACTTAAATAATGGCTGCTCCGAGCAACGACAATTTTGATAATCGGACAATTATAACAAATATGGATCCGATTAACGGAACAAATGTCGAAGCCACAACTGAGGTTGGGGTTAATGGCGATCGATATCATAGCGTGTGGTATGAATACACTGCGGAGGAGGACACTGTTTTAAGTATTACATTTAATGAAACATCAACTCATTGGTGGGGGGCTTGCGGTCTTTTTAAAGGAACCGATAAAACAAATATTATTTTGATACAAGCAACTCCGAGCGGAAGGACAATAAATGAGCCGCTCAAGAAATACGAAAAAATATTTATTTGTGTGTATAGCTCGTTTGAAAAATATTGGGCTGGGTATTGGGGAACATTTACACTAACACCTTCTCAGCAATCTGGCGCACCAATTCACATATCAACAGTCCAGGATT